GACCCCGAGAAGTTCCGCGCCAAAGCTGAACGCCGCAACGCCAAACGACGCGCGAACCGCGCCGCCGCGCGCGAGTCCGCAACCCCCAAACCTACCACGCACCGCAAAGTCTACGATGCCAAGGTCCAGGGCAAGGGCAAGGGTAGTACTCCCGAGAGCCGCGCCGCCGCGAGCCGCGCCGCCACCCAACCCGAACGCAAGCTAATCGAACGCACCGCAAAGACCAGGCAACGGGCGGCGGATATAGCGGACGGATCATTTATCACGCACCGCAAGGTATACGACGCCAAACCCCCAAAGGACGACAGCTTCAAAGCGCACCCACCGCCCGAGTGGGCACCGCCAAACCTCAACAATCCCCTGATGAAAGGGGGGATGCCATTGATCGCTGAGATTGCAAGCTGCATCCAGGCGATATTACCCCTCGAAGAACTCGACACCCTGGGCATCCGTCCCGAGTGGATCCACTGGCCTACGTGGTCCGAACCCAAATGGAACACCCTGCTACTCTATGAAACATTCGGCAACCCCGAGGCGTTCAAGACCACGCCTGACGGGTTCGCGATCCGCCGCAAACCCGGCAACGGCACGCCTACCGAACGCCAGGCGAACCCATTCGGCAATCTGCGGCATCGCCTGTATGTATTCCAGGATAACTACGGAGAGACGTTCATCGGTAAAGTACAGACTATCGCCCCCGGATTCTGGACGATGACGCGCGAACTATGGGAACCCTGGGGGTGGGTTGCGGAACGGTATCAGGCGTTCGGATACCTCGACACCTTGAACCGCGAGCACCTGGAGCACGGTCGCGAGTGGAAAATCCGCGAGTGGGGTCCCTGGTGGCTGACCAACATTAAGGGCGCATTCGGACCCCGAGCCACATGGTCGAAACGTCCCGGCATTGAAACGACGACGGGCGCATTCACGGCACCCTATACAGACCCCAGGGATGAAGCTAGCGCGCTATGGAAAAATTGGTTGTTCTTCGCCGCCGATCTTTGCAACCCATCGAGCCGCTCTCGCATACTCGCGGCTATGACCCGCTGCATTACGTCGTCGGGGTCGATAGTGAAACTACCACCGAAGGACGACCACAACTGTATACCTGGTGGTGTAACGGTCAGTCGACTATTAGAGGTCACTGCCGAGTGGATAGCGCGCGAGCGTCCACCCAGTTTATTGATGCCTTGCTCAAACCAATTCCGCGAGGCGGGCGCGTTGTAATGTACGCTCACAACCTCACTTTCGACCTGGTGTCATTTTTCTATGACCGCATGGAAGTCCTGGTTGGGCGCAAGGACTCGCGATTCTCGTTCGAGGTCGCAGGCTGGACAGTCACCGGAGTCTATGGGGGTCCGAATTACGTCGAGTTTAACGACCGTTCGAATAAGCGCAGCGCTCTACTACTCGATTCGTCGTCATGGTTCATGACCTCACTCGCGAATGCCGCGCGTGAGGTCTGCCCTGAGATACCCAAACTCGAAACCCCCGCCGACTTAACCCAGGACATACAGACCACCGCCGACCTCGAACGGATCCTACCCTATGCGATGCGCGATGCTGAAATAGCGTGCCGACTGGGTGAGACTATCGACGACTGGCATCGCACCGCAGACTTGCCCCAAACCCTAACCGCCGCAGGCATGTCCGCCGATTTGTTTCGCCGCCGCTATCTGGACTCGCCGATCTACCGACAACCGACCGGGTGGCAGTATGGAGTGTTCGCGTATCACGGCGGCAAAAACTACTACTCCGGGCGGGGTCCCGCATGGTTCCACGATTGCGCGGGGGTCGACATCAAGTCCGCATATCCCTACGCGATGACGCTGCTACCCGCATTCAGCAACCCCAAAGCATACAGACCGCAGCAGCTATTCAGACCAGGTTGCACCCAGTTTCCACCCTGGGGGAGTTACCTAATCGACGGAACCGCCGAACGCGATGGACCCCCGGCGCTATTTGACCACCGATTCAAACCCATTCGAGGACCTTTTGAAAACGTATGGGTTAACGGCATCGAACTGAATAACGCCTTGCGACATCGCCGCGCCCGACTATCCGGCTCGGTCCTGGGCTACTACTACGATCAGGAACAGGAACCGAGTGATACAACCGCTTTTCAGCGGTTCGTCACCGATCAATACGCGCGAAAGGAGGACCCCGCGACGACTCCCACAATGCGGAAATTTCACAAGCTGGCAATGAACGGTCTATATGGCAAGACGATCCAAACGAATGCCAATTCGGATGTCGACGACCAGGGCGTCGAGTCAATGACCTGGACCCCTGGCGGGATGTTTCACCCGTTAATTGCGGGGTGTATAACCGCGATCACGCGCGGTATCTGTTTGGATGTTGAACTCTACGCGGGCGCTATTCATACCTCGACGGATGGGCTTATCGTGCCGTCGAAGAATGCAGGACCCTACCCGTTCGTCCCTGCTACGGGCATCGGTAGTATCGAGGTCGAATTCGATCACGCATCCGTTGCGATCATCCGAAACAAAGCCTATATGGCGCTCGCTGACGCGGACGCGAACCCACGTAAACCGCAGTCCCGGTATTTCCCAGGCAAAGCAGTGGTAAAAGTCGCAACGCACGGCATGACCGGGTGCAACCTCGAAAAGTTCGAGCGCATCGTTGCGACGGGCGAACGGTTCTACGATTCGATCCGGCCGAATAAGCTGCGGGACTCCATCAATCGGGGTTTGCTGCCCAACCAATTTATCGAGCACCGGCTAGCCGTTCACGCGGGCGCGCTTACTGGAATCGCACCCCCAACCCACGCGAGGAATTAACTAATGGCATCCCCCATATTCGCGATGCTTGCCAAAGCTGCCGGACCCGCTATCGCAACCGCCAGGCGCACCGTCGCACGCGCGGCGGCGCGCATCGCCCCCAGTATTCGCGACGTTAAATATACCAGGCTGGGCAAGATCGCGCGCGGCTCCCGCAGTTTGTATAACAACCTGATGAACGCGAAATATGGAAAGCCCATCGGTCGGCACGGTATGACCTGGTCGCAGATTGCGGACAAGGGCTACGGCGCGGGCACGCCGGGATATACTGCCATCGGCGGGGGCGATACCGAGTCCGATGAATAGTTGCCACCCCGCACGCCCTTATGATACCTTCCCAGTCCCGGCCCGATGGCTGGGTGTAACGCAAATCAAAGCAAATCGGAGACACCGCAAACATGGCAACGAAACCCAAATCCACCCCCGCATCGAACGGCATCCCGGCCGGATTCGCGCCGGTCATGTCGTCCACCTATGCCGACACCTGGGACCCGAACGAGGGCGATTCGATCCAGGGCATCTGGTCGGACGTTCGCGAAGTCGAACTGCAACAGGGTCGCGAGACTGTAACCCGCCGCGTCGCAACCATCATCCGCGAGGGTGAGGAACCCGTTGCGCTTTGGGAGTCCGCAAATCTGCGCGGACTGTTCGAGACGGCAAAGCGGAATCAGGAAATCTGGATTCGGTTCGATGGGGTCGGCGCGGCAACCAAGAAGGGGTATGCACCCCCGAAAATGTACACCGTGGCGCTCGGTAACATCTTCGACGATGACGAAGTCCCGTTCTAACAATCGACCGAACGGATACTATGCGCGGGTGCCCACGACCCGCGCTGTTCGCATTCTGGGGGATTGATGCCACGCAAGGCCGAATTGACTATCGACGATGCGGGGGTCCCCATCGCAACCCCTCGCCCCGGTCGCCGAGTCGCCAAGCGCGCCGCCGAATCGGCGACCCCGTCCCGCACCCCTGTTTACCATCCGAAACCCGACTGGCCGTGGCCGATCCGACCTTACCAACAGGAAGCATACGATGCGTTCCAGGCCGGCCGCCGCCGGCAGTTACTTGTATGGCACCGCCGCGCAGGGAAGGACATTTATGCGATGTCCCTGGCGCGCATCGAATCGCAGTCGCGCGTGGGCGGATATGTTCACTTTTTTCCCTACCACGTCCAGGCGAAGCGCGCGATCTGGAACGGGGTGGACCCGCGCCTGGGTGTTCGGTTCATCGACCACGCATTCGGCGACCTGACCGTTGCGACCAACAAAACCGATATGATGCTCGACTTCGAGAATGGCTCGACCTGGCAGATGCTAGGCTCGGACAATTACGATCGCGTGGTGGGGTCGAACATCGTCGGCGTTGTGTTTTCCGAATGGGCGCTATGCGACCCGCGCGCCTGGGACTATATCCGTCCGATCCTGCGCGAAAATAACGGCTGGGCAGTGTTTATTACCACCTATCGGGGTCGAAACCACGCCTGGCGCATGGCGCAGTCAGTCAAGGACAACCCCGCTTGGTACTTCGACCTTCGCACGGTTGCGGATACGTTCGACGTTGACGGCAACCCGATCCTGACCGCCGAGGATATAGACCTCGACCGGCTCGAAGGCATGTCAGAATCCCTGATCCGCCAGGAATACTACTGCGACCCCGACGCTGCAATTGACGGCGCTGTTTACGCGCGCCAGTTACAAACACTTCGCGACGACCCGCAACGCCTGGCCCCCGTCTGGGACCCCGCGCACCCGGTTTATGCCTGTTGGGACTGGGACGCCTGGCCCGCGTCAGCATCCGTCGCCTGGGTACAGTTGCAACCGCGTCCCGCGATCCTGGCGGCGCAGACGTTCGACTTTGAGACGGTCGGCGAATGCTTGTCCGCAGTCCGCCAGGCGCGCTATCCATCCTTGCACCTGGTCGCGGAGCGCAACGCAGGCATCGCCGAGGCGTTCCAGGGTTTCGGCATCTGGCCGACGATAGTGCCCGCTGCGCCGCCAGGCGTGACCGAGTTTGCTACGCAATCCCTACTCGACCGGGCGACGCTCGACCCGGTCGCATGTGAACGCCTGGTCGATTCACTCCTGGGTTATGTCCGACGCGAAGTCCGCAGTGAAACCGATGGCGAATTGATGTTCGCGGACAAGTACGCGACCTCCTGGCATAACTACATGGCGCACGCGCTCGAACTCGCGGCAGTCTGGGGGCATACTGGGGGTGCGGACTGGTCGCGAGCGCCCGATTATCGGGTCTTCGACCGTCGCCGAATCTGACCAACCCGGAGTAACCACATGGCGCGCCTATCCGAAAAGAATCTGCTACAAAGCATTCGCGAACAACTGCTCGACGCCCACGGCGCGCAGTCCGACAAGGTCGCGGCGGATCGAAAATCCGCGCTCGACTACTATTTTCAACGCCCGCGCGGCGATGAAGTCGAGGGCGGCTCGACAGTGGTATCGGGCGACGTTTCGGCAATGGTTGAGGCGGTTCTATCGCAGTCAATGGATGCGTTCAGCGGCGATTGCATCGCCGAGTTTGCAGCGTATGGGTTGCAGGATGAAGACCAGGCCGCGCTCGAATCGGCAACCGTGCAGCACCTAATCATGGGTGCTAATAACGGGGTCATACAACTAACCCAGGCAATTAAGGATGCGCTGCTCGTCCGCAATGGCTGGGTGAAATGCTGGGTCGACCGGCGGACGCAATCCCTATCCCGCAAACTCACCAACGTCACGCCAGAGGCGCTGGCGAGTCTACTCGACGCACCGCCAGGCTACACAGTCGAAACGACGGCCTACGATGCCGAGACGGGCGACGCGACCGTAAGAATCACCACCACACAACAGACGTTTCGCATGGAAGTGGTCCGGCCCGAAGATATGCGCTATCTCCCGACCGCGCGCCTCGACGATTTGCAGTCCGAGGGGTTCATAGCGCAGTGGCACGTATCGCCGAGGTCCGACCTGTTGGACTGGGGGTTTCCAAAATCGAAAGTCTCGCAACTGCCGGTCTACCGATACCCAACCCGACTTGAGGAAGGTTTGAGGAAGCCCGGCGGGACGCATGGCAACGTCAGCGGAATCGACGCCTCGCGCGACCTGGTCGAGTGGTATGAATGCTATGTCCTGATGGACGACGACGACGACGGGCGCAGCGAGCGCCGCCGCCTGGTGGTCGCCGGCCGTGACTGCGATGTCCTGTTGTCGAACGACCCCTGGCATTCGGTCCCGTATGCAGTCGGGACCGCGATTATCAATCCGCATGAACTGACCGGCATATCACTGTATGACAAGCTGCGGCAAACCCAGGACGTTACCACTGGACTGCAACGGGCGCTGCTCGACAACGTCGAGGCAATCAATCGTCCGAAGCTGGCAGCGCTCGATGGGCTGGTCAATCAAGACGATCTTGATAATCAGCGGGTGACGGGCACTATCCGCGTTCGCATGGCAGCGCAGGATGTTAACCGGGCGATTATGCCGCTACAGATTCCCGACATCTCACCTGGGCTCTTGATGAACCTGGAATACCAGCGCGGCATCCGTACCGAGATGGGCGGCGCATCACTCGAACTGGCGACGGGGCAGATGCAAGTGGCCGACCGGGTCGGGTCGCAGGGCGTTGACCGCATGTATTCAGTCATGGAACAACTGGCTGGACTCATGACCCGGACGCTCGCGGATTCGCTCATCCGGAATATGTATCTTTGCGCGCACCGCGCGTTGCGGTTCGATTTTGAGGGTCCGCTTCCCATCAAGATGGGCGGCCGATGGATCCGTCAAGAGCCGTCAACCTGGCCCGCTCGGGATTCCGCGTATGTCAACGTCGGCGCGTCGCCTGGCGAACGGTCGAGGCGGATCGAGGCGTTAACCGGACTCGCGCAACAAATGGTAGTACTGGCCGAACGGGGCATGGATGGAATCCTGGTATCGAGTGAGCAGTATTACCAGGTCATGATCGACTGGGCAAAGGCAATGGGCGTGGTATCCCCCGAGAAGTACCTAATAGACCCGCGTTCGCCCGAGTCGCAGCAGGCGAAGCAGGCGAAGCAGGCCGACGCACAGGCGCAGAGTGAGGCGCAGAATATGTTCTTAAAGCAGGCGGTTGAACTCGAACAGTTGCGGACGGCGATGACGAAATACGTAGCAGACACCAGGCTACAGTTCGACTACTGGAAAGAGACGCTGAACGCGGAAATCGAGGAAGCGAAAATCGTCGGCGCGGCAACGTCCGACCTGGTCAAGATCGCGGCTGCGCCCGCCGAACGTGAGGAATCCCCCGAATGAACCCGACACCAAACACGATTGAAGAAAACCCCATCCTCGGACGCTCCATGATATATGCCGAGGCTCGACAGTTGCGCGCCTCGCAACTGCTCGACTCCTTACTCGACGACTTCGAGCGCCAACAGGTCGAGGCAATGTGCGAGGCACCCGACCCGGTGACGCTCACCCGAGGGCAGACCGCATACCAAACCATCCGCAATTTCAGAGAATATCTTGATGACCAAACAGCGCAAATCCTCGACGACTCAGCCTACCAGGGAAATGCCCAGTCCGCAGGCGGCACCCGCACCAGACTCCCGCGCGCCCGGTTCGGTGAGTCTGGAAACCCGACCGGCTGACGGTCTGCCGGTCGCCGAGCGGTCAGACTTTCGCGACCAGGTCGGCGCGGTGGCTGACCTATTGCGGGGTGGTCCTGCGCCTGGGAAAGCCCAGGAGCAGCGCCCGCCGCCGGCCGACGCCAACCCACCCCCAACCCTGGCGGATGCCCTGGAACCGGCCGCGCCGGCTGCGTCGGAACCGGATGCGCCCGCGCCCGCAAAACCCGGCACGTTGCAGGCAATCGCCGAGCAACTGGGGGTAGATCCGGCTGTCCTGTATGACGTTGAAATTCCGACCGCTGAGGGCGACTCGATCCGGCTCGGCGAACTGAAGGACTACTACCAGGGGCGCGACCAGGTCGAGGCTGGCAAGCTGGCGTGGGCTGAAGAACGCGAGCAGCAGGAAGCGGACATCCGCCGCGCGCGGGCGGAATTGGCCGAACTGTTGTCTGCGGTTCCTCGGGATAAACTCAACCCCCAGGTCATCGAAGCAGCGCGGCGCTCGCACCTGGCGCGTATGGAAATCGAACGGCAACGGGTAAACCAACTGATCCCGGCGTGGCAGGACGACCAGGCGCGAGAAGCGGACCTGACCGGAATCCGCGAACACCTGGCGGAGTTTGGTCTACCGGCTGGTGCCTTGTCTGAGATTCAAGACGCGCGTATGCTCGCGTATCTGCGTTCCAACCTGGAACGCAAGCGAAGGGTTGAACAGGCGCTAGCCCAGGTCAGGGTCGAGAGATCGACCACCGGGCAGGCCCGCACCCCGTCGAACTCCGCACGCCGCGCCCCCACCGGGCAGGCACCAGGTAGCACCCGAGGCGGATCATCAAATAACCGCGCGACCCCGCAACGGGTACGCGCTATTGCTGATCTACTTCGAGGCGAATAATCATGGCTACTTCAGACTATTGGGATACTGCGGACCTCAAGGCTATCCAGGCTGGCGGGCTTGTTAACGAAGACGTCATGCAGGCCGTTTGGGACTTGAGCAGAATACCCCTACCCTTCACCGACCGCATCGGTTCGTCATCCGCGTCGAACTCGTATACCGAGTGGACCGAGGATAGTCTTGCCGATCCCGACCTGACGAACGCAGTTGTATCCGGCGCGGACGCGACCGGGAACAACGCGAAGGGCGGCAGTCGGGTCGGCAACCATTGCCAAAACTCGGTAAAAGTCCTGGCAGTGACCGAGCGCGCGAACTCGACCGACAACATCGGCCGCGCGAACGAGTCGGCGTATCAGATCATGATGCGGCAACAGGAACTGCGCCGGGATGTCGAGGCAATCGCGTTGTCTCCGCAGGCATCCGTCCAGGACGATAACAACACCACCGCAGGCAAAGCGGGTGGGTTCGATGCCTGGCTGGTGACGAACACCGACAATGGCGCAACGGGTGCGGACGGCGGATTCAATACCACGACGAAAGTAGTCGCGACTCCCGATCCGGGTGACGCGCGTTCGCCGACCATGCTGGAACTCTCCGACCTGATCGAGTCGTGTTACCTGAACAACGCCAACGTCACGATCCTGATGGCGCGCCCCGAAATCATTCGGGGGCTGAATGGGTTCATTCTGGCAACGCCAACTGCGGCGAAGGTCGCAACGCCCACGGCGAACGTGAGCGGGTCGGGCGGCGGGGTGAACCAGACCGCGCAGGGATACGTCAACGTGCTGGTGACCGACTTCGGGACCTCACTCGAAATCGTGCCGAACCGGCTGCAACAGACCTACAACAGCACCGATGTCGGACCCGTTCCGGTTTCGACGCTGTTCCTGATCGACCCCGAGCACGTTGGTCTGGGCTTCCTGAAGGGCTATACCACGCAACCGCTCGCGAAGCTGGGTTTGTCCGAACGCGCACAGGTTTCGGTAGACTGGACCGTCAAGGTTTTTGTTGAGAAAGCCCACGCCGCCTATCGTTCCCTGAAAGATGGTGTTTGGTCGGCGGGCAGCGCCTGATGGACGACGACGTTAAACCGTTCGAGCGGTTTGGCGTTCCGGCGGGCGCTGCTCGGGGCAATCCCGTCCGGCGCTCGGTCCTCGCGGCGGTGGCTGACATCCGCCGCGAGGGCGTCCGACCTGGTACGCCCTGGGGTGGGGTCGAGCTGATGATTCCCGAACTCGATTATGCGGTCCTAACCCGGCGGTTTCCGGACCTCGGATCGCCCGACCATGAAATCCGACTGCGCGCCTGGAAAGGGTTCCTGGCAACCTCGGCGGCGGATCCCTACCGGGTTCGCCCTCGCAACCTGGCGAGGTCCTGAATCATGACTGCGGTTGCAGTCATTGCGATATTGGTACTCGGCGCGGTCCTGGGGTTTGGCAAGCAACATCCGACCGAAGAACCGCGCTGCAAAGCGCGCTGCGAATGCGAGGCACGCGAACATGAATTACCAGACCTTGACCGCCGCGATCCTGGCGGAATCCATGCGGACGGATTTGACCAGTCAAATGCCGCTATTTGTCTCCCGAGCGGGGGAAATGATCGCGCGCGAACTCCGCGCGTCTGAAATGCTCTCGCGGGTGTCGCTCGGCGATGCCGACCTGGTCGAACCCCTGGTGCCGGGGGTCTACTTGCTGCCCGACGACTGGCTCGAAGATCGAACGATCTTTTACGCGCGCACCCCACTGCGGAAACTCTCGCCCGCTGCTATCGGTCCACTGCTCGGCGCATCGTTCCCGGTCGCTTATACGGTTCGCGGAACGTCGGACGGGCTGGTGCTCGAAGTCGGCGGTAGTCCGGGACCCGGCGATACAATCGACTGCGACTACTTCGCGCGGCCGGCGGACCTGGTCGCAACGACCGACACCAACCGGCTACTGACAAACCATCCGGCGGTCTATACCGATGCGGCGCTTTTCTATCTGTACCGATTCACCCAGGACCTCGAATTAGCACAGGCGGCGCTCGATACCTGGACGCATACGCGCGACACTCTGAACGAGCAGGCCGGGCGATTCCTGGCAGGCTCCCAAGCTGCGCCTAAGTACAACCTGGGGCGATTCAAGACTGGCGGGAGATACTGATAACATGGCGCTTGAAACCGGGACTTACATTGACGACCTCGACGCGAACAACCCCCCAGGGTCGGACCCCAAGTCGCAGGGTGACGACCATCTGCGTCTCATCAAGCAGGTTTTGCTTAACACCCTGCTAAACGCGGATCGCCCGCTAGACTTCAACGCGATAGCGTTAAAGGCTGAAGCGGTCCTGTTGACTGGCAACCAGACCGTTGCGGGCCTGAAGACGTTTTCCTCCACTGTGACGGCGAACGAATTGGACGTGGCTGACCTGGCTGGGTCCACCGAAAGGAACGTACGACTGCGGAATATATCCGCCCATGTCCGGCTGGTTCTGAACGGCACAGGAACGGCGGTGGGTCTTTATAAGGACGCGGGTGCGGGTACTGTTCCCGACTGGATTGCTGCGTTCAGAGTGGCCGATGGGGTTATGGAGCAGGGCACGGTCCCGTTCACCCGGACGACTGGTGTAGTCGGACTAACGACCGACCAGCGGATCGACGGATATAAGAGTTTCCAGCAGTCAGTCGAGATTGTAGATGGCGACTTAGCCGTTGGGTGGGACAGTATTACGCGGGAAAAGAACGTGTTTCTGCGAAACTCGGCCGCGGCTGTCAGGCTGGTACTCGACCAGTTCGGAACGACGACTGGCATGTACCGCGACTCGGGCGCGGCGAATTGGATCTTCGGGTTTAATGTGACCTCGGGTGAGATGACGCACGGCACCGTCCCCTGGGGTAGAGTCACCGGCTTTCCCGGCGGCATAACTAGCCCCATGCTGTATAAATGCTCGGGGCGGGTCGACGTTGCGGGCGTGGTTCAATATGTCAACGGCTGCACTATAAGCAAGATCAGCACCGGGCGGTGGCGCGTCACACTGTCGGACTGGTTCACCTTCCCAAACCGTGCCGTGGTGTCTGTATCGTGCGACTTCAATGACGAGGCATCGAACACTGGCCCGATGGTGAACTTTCGCAACCTCACTTCGGATGGGTTTGAGATACAAACCCGGAACGGCGGATCGACTAACAGCTTCAACGATATAACCGGCTTTTCCTGGCATGTTTGGCAGGGTCCATAACCATGTCATACCCGAAGCGCCTCATATCGTTTCGCCCCTATGGTGGGGTTGTCACCGATGTCCCGGCGTCCGAACTCGGCGACGAATACCTATCCGACGCCTGGAACGTGCGATTATCGCAAGGGGTTCCCGAGCGGGCGCGCGGATGGCGCGAGGCATATCCGTCGCCGACCGTGGCACCCTACAACCTCATTTCAATCCAGAACCCGGCGGCGGACTACTGGGTCTATGTCGGGGCCGAATCACAGTGGGCGGTGAACCGTGACGGGCATACAGACATAACCCATGCGGACGGTCTGCTACCGCAGACGCGAACCGACCGGCATAGTCTCTGCACGCTCAATGGGGTTCCGATACATAACAACGCGCTCAACGCGCCTATGTATTGGGATCGCCTGTTGACCTCGAAGTTTGTCGATCTGCCCGACTGGCCCGCAGACACCCGATGCATAAAAATGGTGTCACACCTGTATCACCTGTTCGCGTTGGGCATCGAAGATGGGGAAATCCTAAACCCGAGCCTGCTACGCTGGTCGGATGCTGCGGAACCGGGCACCGTGCCGGGTTCATGGACCCCGAGCGCCAGCAATCAAGCGGGGTCTGCCGAACTATCCGACACCCCCGGCGCACTACTGACAGCGCACACCCTGCGCGATACGCTGCTGATATACAAACGGGACGCGATCTATGCGGCGGACTTTGTCGGCGGCGACCAGGTCTATACCATTCGCCCACTGTTCCGAAACATGGGGTCAATATCGGGGCGCGCGGTGGCGGTGGGTCCGCAGGGTCACGTATTCGTGACGGATGATGACATCGTCATGACTGACGGCAACGGGTTAAGGTCCCTGGCGAACTCGCGGATACGCAATCGCCTGTTCGACAACCTGAACGGATCGCGCCCGTTCGACATCGTGGCATTCTACCAACCGCTGCGCCGGGAAACTTGCATCGCCTATCCGACCGGCGGCGATTCGTTCGCGAGTGAAATCCTGGTGTGGTCACACGATACCGACACCTGGGCTATCGCGCAGGGCGACGGCATCGGCGCGGCGGCGGAGGGGGCGATTGTTGACGATGTCGCTGCCGCCGAAAGTTCATGGGATGCCGACGTTGGAGAGTGGAACCAGTCTAACCGGGTATGGAACGACTCGGGGCAACGGCTGACCCGGCAAATCCTGGCGGCGGTTCCCGACGCAATGCAACTGCGTCTGGTGGATACGCTCGACCCCACGCACCGCAACGCTTGGATCGAAAAGGCCGATATGGCGCTCGGCGATCCGTCCCGTTTGAAATGTCTGCGGCGGGTTCATGTTCGCTGGCAGGGGCGCGAACCGCTCACCCTGCGCGTTGCTTCGCGCATGACCGTCAACGGCACGCAGACCTGGGCACCCGCAGTTGTCATGCAGCCTGGCGACCAGGTCGCGAACGTGCGGATATTGGGGCGGTTCATAACGATCCGTTTCGAGTCTGCGGGCACGGAAATCTGGCGGTTGTCGGGGTTCGACCTCGAGGTCGAGGATAGGGGCTATCAATGACCGCAAACCGCCGCTATTCGCCCGCAACAGTCCCCCAGTCGCCGGGACTGCTGCCCCGGTATCTGGACCGGGAATTACGCAAGGTCGGCGCGTCGATTACTGCGCTCGAAGATAAATTACCCGTCCGGGTGCTGCTCGGTGAGTCGACCGTCCAACAGGCACCGGCTGGGATAGGCGACGCCAACCGGATACAGATTAGTTTCGGTCCCGCGCAGGGCGACGCGACCACACCCGTTCAACTGCTCGCTGATGGGTCGATCCTGTTTAACCAGGCCGGGATTTACTCTATCGACACTCGGTATATGTTCCAGCGCAGTGGGTCGCAACAGAATGCAGTGCTGTTTATCCGTGGGGTGTTCGATGGCGTCCAGGTCGGAAACCCGATCGCGGTAGTATTGAACGAGTCGACGTATACTACCTATGAACAGTACACCATAGCGGGGTTGATACCCCAGGGTGTTACCCTAGCCTGGCAACTGGCGCGCGACCCGGCCGGCGTAAACGATGGATTCCTGGCGACGATTGCCAGCGGCATCGGCTGGGGGTCGACCCCGTCCGCACTAGTTCGCATTCTGAAATTCTAAGGAGGCTCCGCGATGTTCGGAATCGGCGGCAACAAATCGAAAAGCAAATCGACGCAGACCCAACAGAGTACCGACTACTCGCGCTCGACGCAGTCGATTGCGTTCGCGGACCTGTTCTCGCAACTGTACTCGGGCGCTGCTGCAACTGCGGGGCAGATTACCGGACAACCGTTGCAATCGCGTGCCGATCAGTTGTTCGACCAGGGCACCAGTTTCCTCGGCGGTTTGATGGGCGGCGAAGGGCAGGACTATCTAGCGGGTCGCGTGACCGGCGATGACCAGTTATTGCAGTCGCAAATCGGCACGCTACAGGAATCGCTCGGGCAGATGTTCCGCGAGGAAATACTTCCAGGCGTTGCGAGCCAGTCAGTCGCGGGTGGCACGCTCGGCGGCGGCCGGCAAGGGGTCATGCAGGCGCGCGGCGCGCAGGATGTTATGAGCCAATTCCGCCAGGGCGTTGTCGGGTTGATGGGGCAGGACCAGGCCGCGCGGGACAACGCAGCGCTTGGATTGATGGGTGGACAGATACAGGCGGCCGGGACCGGACTCGGCGGCCTGACTGGCCTGGCTGGGATCGCCGAACTATCCGATGCCGCACCGATGTCCGGGTACGCGGCGCTCGCGCGGATCCTCGGGGGTCCGACGACGCTGACCGATCAGGTTTCGTTCGGGCAGTCGACCGGCACCGCAACGTCGAAATCGAAATCGGGCGGATTCTCGCTCTCGTTCGGTGGTGGTTAGTAGGGGGTATCAGATGGCATTCATGGACTGGCTGGCAGGCGGTGGGCGACGGGTTGGCATGGATGCCGCGAGTACGGGCGAGGCAGTCGCGAGCGGGGTTACTGCGGGCGCGGTGTTCGGGGGTCCGGTCGGCGCGCTGTTGGGTGCGGGGGTCGGACTGTTACGGTCGGCCGGCCGCCGGTCGGCGCTCGACGCGATGGCGGCGGATGCTGCCCTGGCTGAACATACCCGGTCGGCGTTGATGGCTAGTTTGGCACAGACGCAGTCAGCGTTGACCGATCCTTATGACAAGATGCAGGCCGAAAACATCGGGCGGCAGATTGCGGTACTGCAAAAAGGCACCGTATCGAGTGATCCAGACGTTCGCGCACAGTCGCAGGCGCAGCTTGTGCAATACTTCGGCGATATTGACGGGCTATTGCAGGATGCCCAGGGCGGCGCGGCGGCGGAGTTTGAGTATAAGCGCGGCCGGCTCGACGCCCTGGCGGACCAGACGCAGGCGGACTATGAACAGTCACTAGACGCGGCGCGGGGGTTGCAGTCAACGGGGGCGTCGATTCACTCGATCCTCGCGTCTGATCTGCCGACTGATTCACCGCTGTTTGCGGGGTCGCTGATTTCCTTGCTCGAACAGTCTCAGCGCAACATGCTGGTCGACCCATACGGGACTTCGGAATATATCCAGGACACGGTCGGGCGAATCCCTGGGGTCGGCGGGATGCTCGGGGCGTGGCTCGGCGGCAAGGCCGAACTCGCGGAAAACACCTTCACCCGCGAGCAGTGGCGGCAAATCGCGGACTCGTTCCTGGTCGGCGGCAAACAAGCGCAGGCCGGCGCGATGCAGCAGGCGGTTCAGCGGGCGCAGATGTTGCAGCAGTCCGCGCAGCAGTTGGGGTATGACCCGGTGGTGGACTACGCGCGCCAGGTCGAAACGGGCAAGCTGCAACCGATAGGCGGGGTCGGGGGTCCGGGGCAGTATCAAGATGTCGAGGTCCCAGCGCTCGAAGGCAGTCCCGGATGGGGCGCGTTCAACGAAAACGTGACGGATCCAGTGGGGGCGGCGCTCGGCGATGCGGCGGCAGGCACGGCGGATGCGTTCAGCAAAGCGGGGCGCGCGGTTATGGGCGTCCCGAAAGCTGCGCGCCAGGGCGCGGCGGATGCCTACCGGAACGTGGTGGACTTCATCGCACCCTATGCGAAACCCCTGGTGGAAGGCGCGCCCCCAGAACAGCCTGCGCCGGTCCTGCGTGGCAGGATCGAGCGTAAACCCCGCACCCCGCGCGGTACTGACCGGAGCATGAACCGATGAATAACTCGGGAATCCGTTTTCCGAAGATCCACATTGCGGAGAGTGTGCGTCAGCGGATCCTGGCGACGTTCGAGGAAATGGGCGGCCGCGTGCCGGGCGTCGACGACTGGCTGCCAGGCTCGATACCGCAACCGCGCGACCCCAGGGTGCCATCGGTCGGGGTCGGGCAGGATGTCGCCCTCGGGGCTGCAATGGCCCCCACGGCCGCTATGGGCGGGCAGGGGGTCGAGGCGGACCCGGTGGCGATGCAGGCGGCGGGACAGTCGCTCTTGACGGGCGGCAACCTGGTGGACTCGCTCGGGGGCTAGATGAACTCGACGCTAAATCCGGTGGGTGGAGCGGGCAAGGAAAAGTAGACCGGGTCGCCGGTTCCCCCCTCGGACCAGGTCCGGCAGACGACGTTGCTGGCCTGGGATTCTCCGCCTCGCCCCGAAGCGGTCATGTAGAAGCAGTGTATGCCGTCGACCAGGTCGAGAGTTTCGTCCGCCAGTAGCGTGCCTGGCGGATAAGTCCGCAACAGTTGGTCACCGCCGGTTTGCTGTAGATACAAGCGGACCTGGTCGAAATCCCCATCGACGAAAGGCTCCCCCTCGGTTGTCCGGTCTGGATCGAGCCAGGCGAAGCGCGCCGTGCGTTCAGCGGCGGAGGCGTGGGTGGCAAGGCACCACAAACCGGCGGCGATCATACCGACCAGGAGCAGGGGTAATCCTTTGCCGGGTTGCCAGTCTATGCGGCGCTCGACGCCTGTGCGCCGCTCGGGTTCGTGGGTCATGGTTTGGGACCTCGGGGTGGTGAGGTCCCATGATAGCGGGCAGGCGGGGCGGGCGGCTACAGGCGGCGCGCCTCATAATGAGCGGGGGTATCGGTATCGAGCCAGGCGTCGGCGTTGTCGACTGCGTCGCGAAGGTCGGCAAGTAAACACTCGGAATACAGGTCGCCGGATCGTTTCACGCTCTTGACGACGCGGCTGGCCGCGAGCACCAGGGCGCGCAGATCGCGTTCAAGGTCGGCAAGGTCCTGGCGCGGATCGTAGGGTTTAAAGTCGGTCATTACAGGCACCCCCCGGTCGAGAAGTTCGGGGTGCAGGCCCGCCAAGTAGCGGCCGCACCGGGTGCGGGCGCGGGCGCGGGCATCGAGGCGCGCGTTGCGTCCTGGTGGATGCGCCAGAAGTCGGCGCGGTTCGAGGCGTCGCGGACCTGACGACTCAAACACTCGATGGTTTGACAGGCGGGCGGCGGGGGCGCTGCGACGCACCCGCTCAGGGCGGCGAGGGTAAGGACTAACGCCAGGCGGATCATGACTGCGCTCCCAATTTGCGAACCAGGTCGGCATCGACCGGGGCGCGGTCTGCGCCCAGTTGGTCGGATGCGCCTCGGCAATAGGCTAGTTCAATAAGCAGGTCGAGGAAGCTGCGCGCGGTGGGTTCGTCGGCGAGGCACGCGGCGAGGTACTGGTACGCACCGAACGCCTTGTCAGGGTTCTTCAGTCCTTCCATGTAAGCGTCGAGGCGCTGTTCGATGGGCGAGGCGTTGCGAGTGTCGGTCATGGTTGGTACTCGGTAGTGGTTAGGGGTGACCATCATCGCCGGGTTGTATCGCCTGGTCAACCCCCACCCCTCGACACGAACCGTGCCAACATGCTAGTCAACGCACCAGGCTACTCGCCACGAACCATGCCAACATGCGAGCCAACGGATAGCCGTGCGTGCGTGACATGCGTGCGGACGTATGCGTTGACGTGCATGTTAACAGGCTCGCGGGTGCTGAGG